TCAAGTAAATGGTAAATTAACTATCGGAGAAAATATTGCTGATTTATTCGGTCTCAGAATCGCTATTGATGCCTTTAAAAAATATTATATTGATAATCCTTCTAAAAAAACATTAGATGAGTCTATGATGGAACTATTGATCTCATATGCAAATACATGGAGATATTTAGAAGTTCCAGAAAATGCTAAACTTCGTATCAATGAAGATGTTCATGCACCAGCTAAATTTCGTATTATTGGAACTCTGCAAAATATTGAAGAATTTTATTCTGTTTTTCAACTTCCAATTAATAATGAAATTAATAAGATTTTTCTCTAATTTTTTTTTATTTTTTTATATTATATTATGAATATTTTTATTAATACTGTACATATTATCAAATTCACTTTCTGCATCAACAATCAAACTGCTATATTTTATGATAATATTTCTGATGAAGATCTCGTTTTTCTTAAACAACATATCAAATCTATCAATATGAAAACTATTTATGGCAATATTATGTTTAAACACTTCTCTTATCATATTATTACCAATAATGATACTGACTTTAATGATATTACATTACTACTTAAAAATAAATTATACAAACCTAATATCAAAATTAATGATGTCATTACATCATTAAAAATTACTAATAATTTGGAAGATTGTAATATTGAAAATATATATAAAACCGCTATAGACCAACTTATGATTAGCACTGAAGAATTAAGTAGAGAATATAATATTATCAGTAAAAAAACAGATCATAATCTTAAAAATATTATATTGACCGAACATATTGATAATAGTTCTGATAATAGTTCAGATGATAGTAATGATAATAAAAATTATAGTGTAAATCTTGATAATATTCAAACCGAAAAAAATATATAAATTTAATTTTTGCATATTTCATTTGCTATCTTTAAAAAATCACGATATGATATATTGTAATTTTTTTTTACTCTGTCTTCATATATTTGTTTATAATTTGAATTCACATCTAATGATTTTGATATACCTACTATTCCAGACATCTTATCATATCCACCTATAAATACTGTCAGTAAATTATTTTTATTTTTTTTACGACTCTCTCCAGTCAAAACTATATTACTATTACTCCTTGCTGGTATATTACTTCTTGACGCTACTCTGTCTATTTTTTGTGAATAAAATATTGCTGGTAGTGTTAAATGATTATATGCTGTTTTTAATTCATCTCTTATTGATTGCATATTATCATCAACTAATATTGATTCGTGATCTAAATTTAGAGACTTCATTAATTCATATGCATTTTTTGAATATGGACAATTATTTTTATAGTATAATAAAAACATATAATTATATATATTAAAATATTTATTTGGTTTAATTATTTTTTTATTAATAGTATGAATATATATATGAAAAAATATATATTTATAATAATCACACTATTATTTATCTATTTTTATTTTTTTGGTTCTGAAACTATTTATAAATTTATTAATTTATCTCCTGTTAAACAAAATAATAAAACTATTAATCTCGATAATAATAATAATCTAATTAATAATTCGGATATACATACTGATATTGATGTTGATATTAATATTGATGATATTATATCTAATGATGTTAAACATACAGATATTCAATATTCTGAAAATCAATTCTCTGAAACTACCAGTAATCTAATATCCACATTTTATGATAAATTAACAAATGACATCTATAAAAAAGTATCACTCGTTATTAATATGCATGATAGAGATATACCTATCGATATCACTCTGTTTAATATTGGTGACAGTGATAATAATTTATCTTATGATAAATTAACTAATAATTTTATTGAACTATTCAGATATTATGTCGGTTCTACTATTTTTAAATTTGATCCATCTAATGGTCTCATTTTTATGGGCGACTATCTCAATAATAATGGTACTGCCAATTATAATGCAGGTCGTAATATGATCCAAATTAATAATGCTGACTCTATTATTACTAATTTTATACCAGCTCTATCTATCTCTATGGTCACCACTTCTAAAAATTCTGAAGATGATAACATATATATTGGTAGTCAATTTTGTATTAATATTGATGATGTAAATAATGCATCTAAAAAATATAAATTAATACCATTTGGTAAATGTACAATTGACTCAAATTATATTCAATATATTTCTCATTACTATGAAAAAATTGCTTCTAATAATTCAATGCGTCCATCCATTAAATCTATCACACTTATTAATGATAACAATAATAATAATGATGACGAACAAATATTCGATATTAATGGTTATAGTTAAAAAAATTGATAAATATATTTTATATACATATATAATATATTTATGGTATATCAATCATATGAGTATTATGGATATTAATAAAAATACTATTATTAAAGCAATTAATGAAATACCTACTTATATTCATAAATCTCAATATCCTATTGTTATTATACAAATTCAAAATTATGAACTACCCGTGTTTATTGATACAGGTGCGGATAGATCATATATTACATCTAAAACAAAATCAATATATAAACTGAATAATACTAATAATATTGATTTTAAACTATATAATATAAATTACAATATATCTTTTAAATGTGTAATGTCAGATGATAATATTGTCGTTCTTGGTATTAATTTTTTAAAAAAATATTTAATTAATATGGATTTTGGAAATAATGTTATATTTTCCAAACACTTTGTTGAACCTCTCAAATATTGTTATATTGATGATGTTGATGATTTCTTTAAAAAATATATATTATCTCAAAAAAATAATATATCAAATTTAAATAATGATGTTAATAATGATGATAATAATAATGATAAATTATTGTTGTTCAGTAATAATATTAACCATGATATTGCTAATCATATTGAAAATTTTATTTTGAAAAATGATATTGACATGATTGAAAAATTATTTAATGAAGTTAATGATTTAATATTTAGTGATAAAATTAGTCGTTCTACAGTCAAAAAAATAATAGCACCATATAAACATACATTATTTACTAATTATTGTAAAGCATTATTAATCCTTGATCTAGAATGCATCAATAAACATTCAACAAAATATTTAAATAAATTTATTATTATCAATGTAAAATTATGCAATAATAATTACAGAGCATTAATTGATACTTGTGGTAGTTCTTGTGTCATAAAACATAGTATTGTTTTGAAACATAAATTGAATAATTTAATTGATCTAAATTCCGCAAGTTCTGTTGATTTTATAGATGCAAAAATAAATACTCCTGCTAATATCTCTTATTGTAAATTGAATATTGGCAGTCATTATATAGAATGTCTCTTTAACACAATTTCAACTACTCGAAACACAGAATATGACATAATATTCTCTACATTTTTTTTGATTGATAATGCTGTTATAATTGATTTTAACAAAAAACAATTGTATTTTTCTAAACAAAATTTTACTGTTGATTTTCTTTGATAATAAAAAAAAATTGATAAAATTATTTTATACTATTTATGCTATATTATATACATTTATATATATATATATATGCAATCTCAATCTCATTATAATTTAGATGAAACATTTTATGATGTTCCTTTAGATGATTTTAATGAAAATATTATTGAAGATCAGGTTTTTCTGGTTCAACAAAATAAATCAATGGCAATTGAAAAAATACCAAATTTTTTGATGTATCTTGATCTAATTACAGTTGATGTATTTATTAATGATGTTAAATTAAAAGCATTGATTGACACTGGTGCAAATTGTTGTGTATTTTATAAGAAAGCCGTTGATGCATGTAAAATTGAATATTTAGTTGATCGGTCTCATATTAATAGTGTTAGTGCTGCTCAAGGCTCTGTTAATACATATGGAAAAATTTGGTATCTTGATATTACTATCCAAAATTACTCAATTCCTTGTTCTTTTGACATTATTGATAATCCTAGTGATAACCGTATTCAAATGATTTTAGGTCTTAATTTTCTTGCAGCACATCGTATCAATATTGATTTTCATAGTCGTAAATTACTATTTTCAAACAGTTTTAATGTCTCATTTAATTTGTAGTTTCTAATTGTTCTAAAAATGACATAAATAATTTTCTTTTTTTATCTTCTATTGTCTTAAAATAAATATCATATTTTATTGGATATATTTTTATAAATTTTGTAATTCCATTCTGCATGTATTTCAGAGTTAGTGTCGTCTTAGAATACAAATTATTCTCTATATTCACTTTTGTTAAAAATCCATACAATGTTGGCTGATTTTTATTTTGATCACATGGTATTGCTTTAATATATGAACCCAGTTTTAATTTACTATTTAATATGTCATACTTTTTTACTTCATTATAATTGTTCTCCGATATCTCGTTCATTATATATAATAATCTATATATTATTATGTATAAATCAAATAAAAAAAATCTTTTTAGTGATGATCTAATTAATTATATTTTGATGTTTCAATTGTTTCAATTGTTAATGGCTTAAATGGCTCTACAATTAATGGCAATGGTTTATCAAATGTAAAATTATGTTTATTATCTTTTGATCTCTTTCTCTGATTTAATATATCATCCATTGAACAATCAATTTCATCTACTTGTCTTTTGTGCATTATATCTTTCTGAGGAATTGTAATCTTCAGATTGATAAATTTATCTGTCAAATGATTTTCTGTTTGATCCATCTTATATGTTTATTATATAAATAATTTACCATTAAATAGTTTAATTTTCATTTTTTTCAATATTATCTAAACATTCATTTACCATATTTTTTATTGTTTCATCCGATATTAAACCTAAATAATTCTGTTCTAATATGTTATAATCTATTAATGGTTCTGGTAATGGTTTACTTATTTTTTTAATTATTTCCCTCTTTTTTTCATTCATTTCTTGATCTTTAGATATTTCTATCTCGTTTATTATATTATCAATAAATTCTGTATAACCACTATCTATTTCTTCATCACTAATATCATCAATAAATGATGGACTTTCATAATTTGATTCATAATCTTTATTAAAATAATAATTCTCGCCTGATTTAATTCCATGTTTTGTATCTGAATCATAATTTATTTTAAATGAACCTGATTTTTTCATAATATATATATATATATATATAACCAAGTTAATTTTTATATATTGAATGTAAATATATTCAGATTTTTTTTTTGCTTATTGGATTGAAAATATATCTATAATTTTTTTCCTCATATTTTTCCAATAACGGTTAGGCGAGACCGCTATTTCTGGATAGAATTTAAAAAAGCGTCGCTTTTTTATTCTATCCAGAATTAGCGGTCTCGCTCAGCCGCAACTAAAAACCTGATATTTCTTATATATTTATCATCTACTTGTTGATGCTTAAGCATCAACAAGTAGATGATAAATATATAAGAAATATCAGGTTTTTAGTTACGGTAGTTCATATTGTGATTTTTTTGTATATGTATTATAATAATATGGTATGCCATCTATTGTTCTTCCATTTATCCATTTATTTTTTTCTTGTATTTCGACAGTTTCTGGATAATGCCATTGTGACTTTTTTGTTTTATGATTATAATAATATATATAACCTTCTACTGTCTTTCCTATCATCCATGTTTTAGACATTTTTATTGTTAGCATTATATTTAATTGTATTGTTATTTTTTTATAATACAATTATAAATTTATTTTTGTATTATATAGTAAAACACATATGGAAAAAAAATATATTTATAAAAAAGGTGATGTTGTTGTTACTTCATTATATGGACCTAAGAATTTAATATATTTAAAATCACAAAATGATTTGCCATTAATAATGTTTCTCGAGAAACATATTGATGGCACATCTGTTAAATGTACTTGTAATGATTTACAAAATTGTTGTTATAATATTGATGAGTCTTTTTTTAAATTGCTTGATAATTTATCGACACCAGAATTTCCTATAAAAATTTATAAAAGTGATTTAGGTGATGTAGATAGATCACGAAATAATATTGTATTTAATAAAATGGGTACTGAATTATGTTTTGAAACAGAATTACAGACAATAATGAACAATCTAATAGATATAAACGAGGCTAAATTTGCTATAAAATATAATTTCAGTAAAAAATCATTAGTCGAATTATTTGAAACTTTAAAACCCATTGGAAAATGGCATATTGACTTGTTTATAGATAAATTATTTAATCTTATGAAAGAGTCAAAAAATAGTTTTATATACAAATATATAACAGAAATTAATGATGATTTGATTAATGAAAAAAATATGAAAGAATTATATAAATATATCACTGATACAACTCGTCAGTATGCTCTTCCACAAGCAGAACATAAAGTTCGATATGACGATAAAGTTCAAGATTTAAATTCAATTCTTTCAAGTGTGAAATCAATACGAGAACATAAACAGATGTTTGAAATATTAAAGCGAATACATTTTGATACATTTAATTATTTAGAAATGATTATAAATATATTCTCAAATAAAGATAAAAAAAAACCTTCATTTGTTTTATGCTATTTAGATAACAGAAACATTCAAAAATTATTACAAAATGGTTTTAGTTTAATACCTTCTTATAATTTATTACAATGTAGTTTAGAAATTGTTTATAAATATAAGACTATTGTTGAAATTAATCATAAAACACCTATATTAGATTATAAATGTTTAAAAATAAATGATTTATTACTTCTTAGTAATGATATATCCGAACATATTGCTAGGTTTGCTGCACTAGCACCTAAACCAATAGCTGCGTCTGAAGTAAAAGTCGAAGAATTATTTGTATTAGATATACCAAAATCATCTGAAATAATACCACTTCCCAAAATAATTCATTTAATTTGGTTTGGATCTGCACCAGATTATGCTCAAGAACACATCAATAAATGGAAAAAAGATAATCCTAATTTTGATATATGGGTTTGGACAAGTGATTTGTTTATTAGAGATATCGAAAAATTAAAATCATGTACAGTACATAATGTTAATGAGATACAAAATTTATTACAATTGATTCAACCATGGTTAGAACAAGATGATAATACTTGGGAACATATACAATTTGCTGCTGCAAGTGATATTACACGATCATTTGTAATATATAATTATGGAGGTTATTATTTTGATTTCAATACGATACCAGGTAAAATTCCAGATTGGAATTTTCCAAATGGATATTTTTTTTCATATATGAACCACCACGATTATGCTATACGACTAGGTAATCTTCAATTTATTATGCCTGGTATCCAAGGTGCTTATACAAATCATCCATTATTTAAAAATATATGTGAATTACATAAAATCATCGCACAATTTAAAATTTATAATATTTTAAAAGACAAATCATCGACAATTAAATATACCTGTATTTTATA